GCCTTCAAGCCGGAACAGGCTGTGCGGCGCACACCGCCGCAGCGCGGCGGGGCCAAGATCCACCAGGACTTCCGAGGATCCAAGTTCTCGATTGATCAGAAGTTTGCCGAGGGCTTCGACCCCGACCGCGTGGCAGTCGCCTTTGCAAACGACTTGCGGAAGATCGGCGAGTTCAGAGCGCAGAGCGGGCTCGAGCCGCTGTTCGGGCTGGGGCTGTAAATGGGCGTCATTGACCAGCTCAGCAGTGGCCCAGCGGCGCTCGCCGGCGCCAGCGTCAGCGCGTTCGTGATCGAGGAGGTTCAGCCGGTTGGCTTTGCGACGCAGAGCACACGCGGGTTGCAGCTCCAAGGTCGCGGGCTGCCGCGTCGGCCACTGAGCCTCATCACCAGCCAGCGCATGTCGGTGACTTGGCTTCCGGGGTACTCCGTTGCCACTGCGCAGCCGCTCGGGGCCAAGGAAGAGGTCACCACGATCAACGGCAAGTGGAGCGACAAGTACCTGGCTGTGAACGACACGGCTGCCGCAGACCTCGGCCCTCTCGGGACGGCGTTCAGCAACTTTGACCGCGCCATCGGGCGCGCTGCGAATACAGTCGGGCTGGGATCAGGGTTTGGCGGAGGCGCCACGAACGATGTTGTGCCGGTCACCTACAACAACGTGCGCGTCGAGAAAGCGTACCGAGCTGCGGAGATCGTCGACGATTTCGTTCGCGGCGCCGTGTTCGTCGAAGTTCGATGGGACAACCAGGCGCGCCGTGGCTTCATCACGAAGTTCACCAAGGAGTGGCTCACTGCGCTTGATCTTCAGTGGGAGATGGAGTTCACGTGGGTGAGCCGCGCGGAGGCCAACCCGCCGGTGACTGCGCAGGAGCTGTCCTTCGGGAGCACGGCTTCGCTGTTTCAGACGCTCGCCGATGCGCTCAACACCGAAGCGCTGCCGCCGACGTTCCCGATGGCTACAGATGCCCTCGCCGACGTGGACGCTGGGATCAAGCGCATCGCTGCAACCACGCAGGCCATCTCGGACACCATTGGCAACACGACCTCGCTTGCGCTCGCCCCGTTCGGGGTTGCGCGATCGGTGATGGCGTTGAGCGACACGCTGCGAGGGCAGGCTGACGCGCTCAAAAACTTCTTCGAGGCGCAGCCTGCTCTCGGACTGCACGTGGTCAGGACGGGCACGAGCGCATCGGCCAAGGCGCAAACGTCGGCACAGCCTTCGCGCCTCAGCGCGCCAAGCTTGTCGGGGTTCTCTGACGCGATCGTTGCGTCAGAGTACGTGTGGCGGATCTACGGGATCTTGAACCAGATCAGGCGCGCCGCTGTGATCCAGAAGGACGAGTACGCGCGCAAGCTCGAGCGCCAAGTGGTCGCCGTTGTCACAACCCGAGAAGGGGACGACTTGCGGGCGCTGGCCACCAAGTTCTACGGCAACCCGAACGACTGGAAGCGGATCGCGCAAGCCAACGGGCTCACCTCGGCCGCACTCACTGCCGGCCTGACGGTGGTTGTGCCCAAGTTCTCAGACGGGGACGGGTGCTGACGTGTCCGTGTACTACCCATCCCTTGTGGCGCACTTCAGCATGACCTTCGACGACACCCTAACGGTTGCGATCCCTGGATTCACGCCCGAAGGCCCGGTGTCGACTGAAGACTTGCTGCGCGGGGGCTCGGCGGTCACGCGTCCAACCATCCAGCCGCTCGTTACTGCGAAAGGGCCGGCGAGCCACGTATTGAACCGCGTCCCGGTGTCCGCGTCCGTGGACTTGCCGGGGCACAGAAACGCGGCCACGTTCAATCTCGCGTTTGCGTACAAGGACCTGCCGATTGATCCGCGCACCGTGAAAGCGTGCGCAGTCGACATCTACCTGGGCACTATCACGGCGGAGAACTTCGCTGACGGCATGCGCGGCAAAGTGCAGGCCGGCGTAAAGCCGAGCGTCCTCGACACGTCCGGGTTCTTTGGCGCAGGCGTCAGCCCTCGCCTGCTCCTGACAGGGTTGGTGGACGAGTGGGAGGTCGAGCACAACGACGACGGCAGCTCAGTGTCAGTCAGCGGGCGCGATTTCCGCGGTGTACTGATCGACACGCCGATTGCCGCTGATCCCAAGAAGGCCACGCACCTCCTCGACAAGCTGGTTTTGAGCAAGCCGATCAACCAGGTCATCGAAGACCTTTTCGCCACCCATCCGATGATGGTAGGGATCCCGGTTCGGGTCAGCCCTGAAGAGTGGCCCAACGGAACGCTCCCTGCGCCGGGCGCAGGGGCGATAGGCCGCAACCGCCGAGGCGCGAAAGGCGAGAAGGCCGGAGGTCGGGCGTCGGCCGCCGGCGGCTCGAACCAGTTGAAGTACTGGGATGTCGTCGTGAAGCTGTGCTTCCTCGTCGGAGCGATACCGGCGTTCGTCGGCACCGAGCTTCGCATCCGGCCGTCTCGCAGCCTTTATGACCAGCAGCGGGCCGGGTTTGACCCGCTGATTCCAACACCGTTCGCCGCAGGGCTGCGCCGTGCGACGGACGCGATCAGCAACAAGGCCATTGCGCCGCTCCAAGTCCGCAAGATGGTCTACGGGCGCGATATTGGGTCCTTGTCCTTCACGAGGAAGTTCGCCGGCTACGCTCGGCCAAGGCAGGTGTGCTGTGTCTCGATCGACACGCGCTCTGCTGCGAAGGCAGCGGGACGAGTGCTCAAAGGCTTGTACCCCTCAGAAGCGATTGCCACGCGCGCTTTCGCAAGCGGCGTGAAGTCGATGGCGGACACGCTCTACGTGCCCGTGCCGGAGATTACCGATGTGGACCGGCTGGGCGTCATCGCGCAGGCGATCTACGAGGAGATGGCGCGCGGCGAGATCAGCGGGACATGCAGCACCAACAACCTCGCGTCGTTCGGCGGCGACAACTCGGATCCGGACCTGCTCAAGCTCCGCCCAGGCGACGCCGTGGAGTTCGCGACCGACGTGCGCACGCTGACCAAGGCGGCCCCGCTCACCTCCGCCTACACTGACCACATGCGGAAGCCGTTCGAGCAGGCTGTCAAAGACCTCACCGCCATCCTGGGGGATGAGAACCTGGCGCGCGTCATCATCGCCACGTCTCGAGGGGTTGTGAACGAGGTGCAGGGCTTCTTCCGCGTGTCCTCGTCGAGGTACATTTGGGGAGCTGACGGGCTCAAGGTCGACTTTTCCTTCCAGAACTTCGTCGAAAAGACGTTTGACGCAGACGGCAGCCCGAGCTCTACCGGCGGGCCGACAGTCGACCGCACCGTGCCTGCGCGCGGGCTGGCGGGGCTATGAGACGCCCGACGGCGCAAGCTGCCATGTCACGGCCTGGGGCCGACACGCGGCTGTGGGCGACCTTCGGCGTCGTGCTCGAGCGCGGATACGACCCGGTGCCAGTGACAGGGGTCTCAGGCGGCGTGTTCGTCGACGTGCAGTTCCAGCCGTCCGGCGAGATCGAGACCTGCTACGTCGGCATGCCCTACGCCGGGGACGGCTTCGGCTCGTGGTGGCCGCTCGACGTAGGCGATACGGTCCTCGTCGTGGTCCCAAGCGGAGACTCCGGGTACGGCCCTGTGATCGTGTCCCGGTTTTGGAACAGCGGGGACCTCCCACCACCCGGCACCGACCTCGACTGGGCACCGGGCGCTGGAGCGCTGGAGCCGCCGACTGACGTGGTGGTGCGCATGAAGCCCGGCGTCGCCTACAAACTCCGCGCGCAGGGCGGCGACATCGACATCCGCGTCGAAGGCACTGGCGATGTAGTCATCGAGAACCTCGGCACAGGCAAGGTGAAGCTCGGCGTGGCAGCGACGGCGCAGGCCATCGCGCTCGCCCCGCTCGTGTCTTCCATGCTCACTGCACTGCAAGCGGCAGTCACGGCCGCCCCCATCGTCGCGGCAGACGGGGGCGCGTCCCTGAAGACAGCGCTGGCCGCAGCGCTCGGCATCGCGGCTTCGACGCCCATCGGAACGCTCAAAACGGAGGCGACATGACCTGGGGGCTCTCTGCGTGGGGCGTATCGCCTTGGGGCTTCGCGACTCCAATCGAGTTCTCGATTGCGTCCGCGCACGCTCGAGGCGAGCTTGTCGTGCGCGTAATCCTCACGCGCTCGGCTCGAGCGGTCGACAGCGCCGCAGAGAACGACGCGCTGAACCCGCGCACCTGGCAGGTGCTCCGAAACGACACGCTTGCCGAGTTCACAGTGCTCAGCGTCCGAGAGGTCGACAGCGCGATCCCTTCGTCCATCTTCGAGCTGTACCTACTCCAGAAGTTGGGGGTGCCTGGCGTTGACCACACGGTCAAAGCACTGGCGCTTTTCGACAACCAGGGCGGATTGATCTCCGACCCCAAGACCTTCTCATTCGCAGGGTGCCGGCTCGCTCCGCAGACCGCGCAAGCATCGCGCAATACGCTCGTCGATCTTGCCAAGCCGCCTGTGGGGGACGGCTCAAGCGGCGCCGTGTTCACGGTGGGCAGCTCGGGCGACTACGATGTCGAGAGCGGCACAGTGCTCCTCCGGAAGCTGTTCTTGCGCCGGCTGATGTCCTCGCCAGGCGACTTCTTCCACCTGATCGACTACGGGCTCGGCATCGCGTTGAAGGTGCCTTTGAACTCGACGCGCTTGTCGGCGCTGAAGAATGAAGTTGAGCGGCAGATCAAACTCGAGCCTGAAGTGGATACGGTGAGCGTGAGCGTGCGCCTGGGCACCGACGGCTTGCTTCAGATCACGCTCTCAGCGCGCCTCGTTTCGACAGGTGCCGAGGTCAGGGACACACTCACCATTCCGACTCTAGGGGCTTGATCAATGGATTTTCCGTCACAGGCAGATCTCCAGCGCGTGGCCAGAGACGAGATCATGGCCAAGAACGCGCGCCTGCGTCGAGACGCGATCGAGCGGGACGGTACGGACGCAAACGCGATCGTCGCCGCTCTCGCGGGGGTGGGCGATGAGGTCGTTCTGCACCTTGCGCGGGTCTGCGCGGGGCAGTTTCTCGACTCGGCCCGAGGGCAAGATTTGCGCCGCTTGGTGTTCGACCGCTATGGGATCAGCGCGAAGTCGGCCAGCCCGAGCTTCGGGTCGATCAGCTTTTCGAGCTCCACAGCGTCCGTTGCTGCATTCAACATCCCGTCCGGCACGCGCGTGCAGACAAACGACGGGCGCCAGTTCATCACGACTACGGACGTCGTGTACCCTTCAGGCAGCGTAGGCCCCGTAGTCGTAGCGGCTCGAAGCGCGCAAGCTGGCTCTTCTCAGCAGGCGTCAGCGGGGGCGATCACCGCGATCGTGTCGACCTTGATTGGGGCGCCGCCTACGATCGCGGTCACGAACCCGCTGGCGACCAGCGGCGCGGACGATGGCGAAGACGAGGACAGCTTGCGGAGCCGCGCCAAGGCGTTCTGGTCGACCGCGCGCCGAGGTACTCTTGCCGCGATCAAGGAAGCGGCGCTGGCCGTGCCTGGCGTAAAGACCGCCGCTGCGTTCGAGGGTCTGGACGAGCTGGGCCGGCCGGCCATGCGGGTGCAGCTGGTGGTCACCGACGCATTCACTGAGGCGCTGGTGACGTCCGACGCCATCCCGGCGTACGAGGCCCAGTCCCAAGTGTTCGGCGACGCAGTATTCGCGGCGTTGAGCGACGTTCGCGCAGCAGGGGTTTTCGTCACGGTTACTGTCGCGCAGGTCATCCTTCAATCCGTGCAGCTCGCATTGAGCTTCGACACGGAAGCTGATGTGGACGTCTCGGCGCTCCGAGCGCGCGCTGCGACCGTTCAGTACGTCAACAACTTACCGCCGGGAGAAGCTCTTGATCCGGCAGGCATCATAGAGAACTTGCGCCTCGTACCTGGCCTCGTCGTGACGGGCAGCGAGGTTGTCAGCCCGGCGGGTCCTGTGATCCCGTCGAGCCTGCAAGCGCTTCGCACAACCTTGAAGATGGTGAGTACCGTGAGTACCAACCCGAACCGCGCGCTGCAAAGCACGCTCAACGCTGACTTGGTGCTTACGTGACAGCGATCATCAAAATCGACCAAACAGGCCTGTCAGCAGGTGTAGCGGATCAATCGCGCGAGGACGGCCTCGATACAGGCGCGCAGGTACAGCTTACAAATGTCAGCCCAGGCTCGACGAGTTCGTGGGTGTTGCTGTGGGTGCCTGATGCGGACGTGAACGCGGTGGCGTCCTTGGCCCCGGCAGGATCAGACGCCACGTTCACCCCGACAGCATCAGTGTACGGCACCTATCGTGTGCAGCTCACAGTGGACGCAGGCCTTGTCACGGAGAGCGTCAGCATCAGGACGTTCGCGATCCTTACACCGAACAAAGGGTTTCGGATTCCTGCGCTGAACGAGCGCGCAGATGATGAAGCGAGCTTGGTCAACAACGGCGCTGCGATTCTGGCAGCAAGCGAAACGAACGCCCCAATCGCAGGCGGGCCTTTCGCGTCTGGCAACTACGGGGGCTGGTACGCAGCTTTGGTGAAACTGTTCGAAGCTGCGGAATCTGGTGGTGGCGGAGGTGGAGGTGGCGGCATTACGGCACGTGTGACGATCACAAATGCCGAGTCGCCTTATTCCGTACTGGTCACCGATCACGTGATTTACGTGGATACGTCAGGCGGCGCGATTACGCTGACATTACCTGCGCACGGGACGACAGATCAGATTTTCGAGATCATCGACATCGCCGGAAGCTTGGGAACGAATAACTGCACGCTTGCGAGAAACGGCGGGACAGGGACGATCGGCGGCGTCGCTGCTAACTATGTGATGGAGGCGCCGTGGCAAGTTGTGAAAATAGGAAGCGACACGGTGAGCGCTTGGTGGCTGCATAACTAGGAGATCGGCATGGGTTATTTTGCGCTGATAAAGGACGGCGTTGTTTGCTCGGTGATCGTTGCAGACCAAGCCTTCGTTGACGAGGTTGGCGTAGGCACGCTCGGCTGCGATTCGGCAGTCGACGTATCTGGCGCGGATCGTCCTGGCCCTGGATACACCTACGACGGCGAGACCTTCACGCCTCCTGTGGAGGAGTAGGCCGTGGCCACTGCGCGTCGTGTGTTTACGTCGTCAGGGAACTGGACGTGTCCTCCTCTAGTGACGCTTGTCCACGCAATAGTAAGATCGGGTGCAGGGGGTGGCGGTGACGGCGGAGCGGGGGCTGCGGGGGATAGCGGATCCTCCCCACGTGACGGCGGTGGTGGCGGAGCTGGTGGAGCACCGGGCGGCGGTTGTCAGAGTGTTTCTGGGTTATTCGAAGTTACACCAAGCACAAGCTATTCTGTAACAGTGGGCGCTGGAGGCGCTGGAGGCGCCACGGGCAGTGCCGGCTCAGGGTCGTCTTTTTCCACACTGTTGGCGCTTCCAATCGGAGGTGCAGGAGGGAAAGTAGCAGGACCAGGTTCCGCTGCCGCTGCGGGGACCCCGCCTGTAAACGATCTACAAGGATATAATCAGACAAGCTCGTTGGGGGCGACAACGCCTATCGGCGTAGGCGGCGCAGCCGGAGCAGGTGGGACAGCAGGCAACTCTTATGTTGGCGAAGCCGGGGCCCCGGCTACGAATAGGGTAAGTTTCCTTACTGACACGGGAGTAGACGCCACCCCTGCTGCTTCCGCTTCGGCGGCGAGCGGTTCCTATGGCGGCGGCGGTGCTGGCGGCGCTGGCGGATCTTCGACAGGGGACGAGTACGCACAGCTTGGTACGGTTCCTAATACAGCAGCACTAGGTGGTGCTGGAGTTTTAGGCGGAAATGCCAATTCCGGTGGGGTTGGGGCAAACGGTACAGCAGGAAATGCGGGAGCGAACAGTACGCTAGGGCGCGGAGGCGGAGGCGGTTCGGGCGGCGGCGGCGGAGGCGCTGGGTTGACTGCTGGAGGCGCTGGAGGCGCTGGAGGCGCTGGAGGCGCGGGTAGCGATGGTGTAGTGATACTAG